CATCAATTACCTGGTCCAGGATCTCATCACTTATGTAGATGAATTCCTTGAGTACCTTGGTGCCTGGCTTATGTGCAGATAATACTGGGTTGTTAACCAGGTATTCATTATTCACTGCATGTTGTAAGCACTGGGATACAGGTTTAAGGTAATTGGTGATTGTGTTAGGTGCCTTGCCTTCATCTTTCTTTGACTTGATGAAGTCGTTGATGGTGCTAACCTTGATATCAGTGATCAGGGAGATTCCTTTGGATTCAAGAAATTCTATGAATGTTCTATTATCACTTATTTCTCTTTTAATCCAATGATCTGATTTCTCATCACTGATTAATGCCAGCCATTCTTCACGAAGTGCTGGGTAGCTGATTGTATTATTATTATGATTGACATTTAAGCTGCCATTACCATTAACTGAACTTGGCAGATGACTGCTAAGTATTACAGCTAGTTTGACCTTATCGTCACGATCCAAGCATTCAACTAGATCTAAAACTGAAATAAAATCAGTTCTATTATGTTTAATGTTTAATTCTCTACGCTCCCATTCAGATGCCTGTTGTTCGGCTAACTGCCTGGCTTTGCGAGAACCATAAACACTAACACGGATCTTCGTTGACCTGGATGTACGAATACCATTGGCCTTGAAGTAAGAGCAATAATAAATGTCATCATATTTGAGTTGTAATGATGCCATGATTGCCTCCATTAGGTAGTTGATTTATTCTCATTGCACCTACAATATACATTCGTATAACTTGTTATACAAGAGTTTATGTAAAGTATAAATTTGGGCAAAGTCATCGATTTGGTTTGTCGAGATTAAATCAATGGTTTATACTGCTATATGAATATTTATAAAAATATGTTTATTCGGCTCAAGTGATCAATCCTGGGAAAATCCAGGGTCCAGGCGGTCCGATTTATCTCATCACGCATTACAAGCCAGCGTTTACCGAGGAGAAATCATATGATAACAGTAATTAGATACAGTATAGATACAGATGAAGAATAAAGGCGGCAATCCAAACTGGGTGAAGGGTGTAAGCGGTAATCCTACAGGCCGTAAGCCTAGTCATTTCGGTAAGTATTTAAGGGAGCATCCATCAACACCATTAGTATTAGAGAAGATCCTTGGTGCTGCATTAGATGATGATGATCCCAGGCAGAAGGATGCCTGGAAGATAGTCGCTAACAAGATAGCCCCTGACCTGAAGGCCCAGGAGATAACAGCAGAGGTTGCTACCCACATAGGTGTGATTGCTCTGCCACCGAAGAAGGACCCCCCTACCCTACCCCCCCCACTTCCCCATATAAACGGGGGGGGGTTAGAGACAGGCCATATAAAATCAGTCCACCCAGTAGAAGTCTCCCAGGAAAATGACCCCCCACCCCCACTTTCGGAATAGGGGTCCCACAATTGTTTTTATGGTACCAGGCTAAAATATAACATATGGAAGAGCGAATTATATGGCAGCCCCATCCTGGCCCACAGACTGATGTATTAACCAGGAGAGAATCAGAGATCTTATTTGGTGGATCCAGGGGGGGAGGTAAGACTGAGGCCATGACGGTATGGATGGTAGAGCCAGACTACATAGTCAACCCCAGGTACAGGGGTTTAGTCATCAGGCGTAATTACGATGATTTAAAGGATTGGATAGACAGGGCCAAGTTCATGTACAGGTACATGGGTGTCAAGGTCACGGGGAACCCAGCCCAGTTTGAATTCCCATCGGGGGCCAAGATTTGGACGGGTCACTTATCTAATGAAGATGCCTGGACAAAGTATTTAGGTCAGGAGTACCAGAAGATTGCTATTGAGGAGTTAACTCTAATTCCGAATGAGTTAGATTATTTAAGGTTGATTTCATCAGCCAGGAGCACAATACCTGGTATATCGGCCCAGGTCTTTGGGACCACAAACCCAGGGGGTCCTGGTCATGGCTGGGTAAAAGCCAGGTTCGTAGATGTAGCCAGGAACCAAACCTATTATGACAAAACTAGTAGAAAGTCACGGATTTTTATACCTAGTAAGGTAACAGATAACCCTACTATCATGCGTGAAGATCCAGAGTATATTGAAAGTTTGAAGGCTTTACCTGACGAATTACGCAGGGCATGGCTTGATGGAGACTGGGACATATTTTCTGGGCAGTTTTTCCAGAAGTGGAGACATGATGTTCATGTTGTAGATCCTTTTGAGATACCGCATGAGTGGTACAAGTACAGATCTATTGATTATGGCTTTGCTGCTCCATTCGCATGTGGATGGTATGCGGTAGATTTTGATGGGAACATTTACTTATACCGTGAGCATTATGTTTCTGGTCAGGAGTTGAGTTATCACATTGACAAGATAATGGAGTTATCAGGGAATGAAAGATATATGATGACAGTTGGAGATCCAAGTATGTGGATTCGTAATCCGCAAAACACTAACAGGTCTGATGTAGTAGCACCTACAAATATGAGTATTGCCGACATCATGGGTAGGCACGGAATAACTATAATAAAAGCAAACAATGAAAGAATAAACGGCTGGAACCTATGTCGGCAGTACTTAGATCATGCTGATAACCAGCCTCCGAGATTAAAAATTTTTTCTAATTGCAAAGAATTTATCAGGACCATACCGAGTTTAGTACATGATGATAAGAAGCCAGAGGACATGGATACCACAGGTGAGGATCACCATGCTGACCAAATGCGTTATATACTACATTATTTAGCCAGGCCGAAGAAGGTTGTACAGAAGCCCTGGTTACAGAAGGAGTTAGACAAGCTGCTATCCGAGGACACCAGTTATGAAGGTATCAGGGCATGAAGATAGAGGTATTTAATTTTATGAAAAACAGATGGGAAAGCAGTGATATCCCTGAAATCAAAAACATTGAAGATGAGAAAGCATTTGTAAAGAGTTTGGGTGAACAGGCACGGGACTATCATACATCTTTGATATGTATAATAGATGTCATGGCCCAGATGAAAGAAGGAATAATAAAAATGGAGCGAGACTAATGGTTAATGAGAGTTTAGAAAAATATCAGCCCAGTAAAGAGGAAGAGCGAATAATCAAGCGTAGTGAGACTATGTTTGATATTTGTCACAAGTCCAAATCCAACACATCCAAGGTATGGCGTGAATCTGAAAAACTTTACATGGGTGATCATTGGGGCGGTATGAACATGCCCAACTTTAAGAACCAGGTAACATTAGATTTAATAGCCAGTGCTATTGACACAATGATTCCTATTCTTTCCAGTAGGCCACCAAGAATTGATATTATTAGTATAGGGGATGATGATGTATCGTCCAATGCAGCCGAGATCCTACAGAAACAAATAGATGAATTGTGGGTGATCAGGGATATGCAAAACCTGATACCTGATTGGCTACTTGATTATCTCGTGTATGGCAATGGGATCCTAAAAGTCCATTACAACGATGATGATCTACCAGATGCGGATGTGGTGGATCCCTTTGCTTTTTTTGTAAACCCTTCTGCGACAAAGTTAGAAAATGCAGAGTATGTTATTTATGCTGCTGCCACACCTTTATGGCAGATTCGGGACAAGTACGAGAATGGGAAATATGTTAAATCGCAATCGTCACTGGAGAAGTACCAGGCGTTAAAGATCAATGATGTACAGATGGGTGGCAGTGATATCACCCAGGTCACAGATACCACGGGATCGGAAACAAACTACTATGAGAACACCAACAGGGCCATGAAGGACCTGGAAGAAAGGGCACTGATCATAGAATGCTATGCCAGGGATTACACTAAGGAATATGTTGAAGATCCTGAATCCGAAGGTAAAACAACGGAGAAAAACAAGTATCCTGGCATGGTAAGACAGACCACAATTTGTAATGGTGTGCTGCTGTATGACGGTCCGACAAAATATCCCTTCCTAACCAAAGAAAATCATGTGGCTCATCCATTCCCGTTTATCATGTTAAAGAATGGTGGATCCGCACATAGCTTTTGGGGCAAACCAGAACCCAAGAGGTTGAAGCCATTAAATCTAGGACTGGACCGCTTAACCAGTCAGATCATGGACAATACTCATTTGATGGCAAACCCAATGTGGGTAGTAGATGAAACTACAGATGTAGTAGACCAGATCTCAAACAAGCCTGGCAGCGTGGTTCGGAAGCGTGGCCCAGGTGCTGTAAATATGCAGCAACCTGCAAGTATGCCTGGTTATGTGTTCAACTTTTATGAATTAATGGTTGACATGTTTGAAACGATCAGTGGTGTGAACAAGGCTACCCAGGGGAAAGCAGATTCAAGTGTAACCAGTGGAGTCCAGGCTCAGATCTACCGCCAGGCTTCTACTACCAAGATTGATTTTAAGGCCAGGGCAGTGGACCAGGCGGTCCAGACCCTGGGGACAATGTGGATTGCCATGATCCAGAATCTAGGAACGGAGGAACATTCAGTTTCTTTAGAAACCGATACTGGTATGCTGGAACAAAAATATATTGGCACCATGATGCAGAATATGAATTTCAATGTTAGGGCCAAGGCTGGATCCATGTTACCAGAAAACAAGGAATGGATTGAAAACAAGATCTTGCAGCTTATGCAGATGGGTCTTGTTACGGATCCGATCTACATTTTGGAAAACATAGAATTACCTGGTAAAGAAAAACTGATCAGGGCCATGATGGAACAACAGGCCCAACAGGCCCAGGCTATGGAGCCGATGTCAGATGTAGAGATGGGTGAAATGGGAACCGATGAAGATGAGATAATGCGGAAGTTGGAAGGTGCCCCAGACATGATGAATCGCATCCCAGAACAGTACAGAACATAAAATGAGTGAAAGTCACCAGATATTATTTGACAATAAGATTATTTGTCGGATTTTCTTTACGAATAACTTTAATTAGGAGAACATATTTATGTCAGAAAACATAGACGGTGGAATCTACGGAGTAGAAGTAGATGCAGAAGTTGCAGCATCCCTCTTGGTCGAGGAAGGCTCTACTGCAGCAGAACCTACAGAAGCTAGTAGTGAACCCAACGGTGAGGAAGCAACCGTAGCAAAAGACCAGACTCAGGAAACTGAGCAACGGGTAGAGGCTGAAGATGCACCTTCAATAGATGAAGTAGAGATTGATGGAAAGGTCCATTCCTACGAGGATATAAGGTTAGCCTTAGATGACTCCAAGAACAGAAGCGAATGGCAAAAGTCCAACACTCAAAAGTCCCAGGATGTAGCCGATCAACGAAAGGCTATTGATCAGGAGACCCAGCAATGGGAAGATCTCCGTAAAGATGAGGATCTCATGGATACTCTGAAGGATTACCTGGGTGAGGACCATTCTCTTTTCAAAGCGAAAGTTGAAGGGCCAAGCGAAGCAACTAGACAGGACACGAAGGATCCAACAGTTAATACAGAGATGTCAACTAGGGTCCAGGAGTTAGAAGATAAGTTAGAAATGCAAGAAGCTAATCAGGCAGTGGAGCGAGATATCCAGGCCCTGGTCAAGTCTCATCCTGAATTGGATGGACAGACTGAGGCGGTCCAGGAAGTATTACAGACCGCTGTAGACAAAGGGATGACTGATTTAGAAGATGCGTTTATACTAACTAATCATCAAACTGCTGTAGATAGTGCTTTTGCAAAAGCCGTTAAAACACTGGAAGAGGCCAAGTCTAGCAAGTCGGTTCCAGAGGCAGATGTGAAACATGATGGTGAGCGATCACCCGTGAACACGAAACCTCAGGATTATGACGAAGCACGAGAGGTTGGCCTAAAATACGATCTGTATCAATAAAAACACAAAGGATTAAATCATGGCGTTAGCCTATGACAACCTAAGTGCTTTGACCAGGGATAAATATATCCCATTGATGATAGATAATATCTTTGACTCTAATGTCTTGACACATCGAATGCTTCGGAAATCGAAAGCTGCTGCTTCAGGTAATAAGGTTTTACAACCCCTTGAATACGCCAAAGCGGATGCAAAAGGTTTCTATAGCGGATATGATATCCTGGACACTAGCCCCACTGAAGTTTTTACTGATGCCAGTTTCGACTGGGTTCAGTCTTACGCTACTATTTCCATTTCTGGAAAAGAAGAAGCGTTGAATGACGGTGCGGAAAGAGTTATTGATCTTCTTGAAGCAAAGGTCAAAAATGCAGAGAAATCAATCAAGGACATGTTCGGAGATCAATTGTATTCGGATAGTGATGGCGTAGCAGCTTCAGGCTCTGGAGTTGCTGGTGGCTTTTTAGGCCTCCAGGCTATCATTGATGCAACGGATCCGTCTGGTGCAAATGTTGGTGGAATTGACCGTGGGGATTACTCATGGTGGGCCGCTAAAGAAGAGGCAAGTGCTTCTACCACTTATGCAAACCTGGTGAATGATGCTCATGCTGAGTACATCCACAAGCAGATCCGTAACATGTACGGACAATGTACCGTTGGAAGTGATGCCCCAACATTAATAGTAACTACCCAAGTGGTATTTGATGCTTACGAAGAATCCCTGGCTGCTCAAAAGCGGTTTGGTGCTTCGGATAAGTCTCTAGCAGATGCTGGTTTCCAGAATCTGATGTATCGGGGAACGCCTATTGTTGTTGATGATCACTGTCCTGCTGGAAAGATGTTTTTCTTGAATGAAAATTATCTGCAATTTAGACACCATCGTAAAAGAAACTTCACTTTTGAAGGTTTCCAGAAACCCGTTAACCAAGATGCTGCCGTGGCTAAGATCCTATGGCTTGGTGCTTTGACTGTGTCAAACTGTGCCAAACAAGGAAAAATCACTGGCCTGGCAACAGAATATAGCTAGGAGTAATTATTATGGCAACTGTACAAGCTGCTGTTGATAAGAAAAAGTCTGGCGTACTTGGTGAACGAGATGCTGGGGGCTTTGTCTATACTGCAATTGGAGCAATACATGTGTACTCAGGTACAGGTGTGCCTTCACATGCAGCTAGAAAAAGTTCATTGTATGTGAACCGAGCAACTGGAAAACTGCATGTTTGCGTTGCTGCAGACACTGCAGCTACTGGTAGCTGGGAAATCGTCACCTCTGCGTAATCTTTTACGAATCACGTAACTGTTGGGTTGGCCTGGCCTAGCTGGGCCAACTCGACTTTAACATCGGAGATAAAAAA